TTTATGGTAAATCAGCGTTATGGTTAAATGACGCGCTTTGCCAGCCAGGTAACCATAGAGAAGAGAGCAGAAGAGCTCTACATATAATCCTCGCTGCCCTTTATTTAACATAATCTATGGACTCCGAAGTTTCAGAAAATGACAAAAAGCCCCATATAACAGGGGCTTAGATAGTATTAGTGAATTCTCATATTGAGAGGGTCAGGCGGCGTCTGAGCTGCTTTTTTTGAATTCTTCGCGCTTGTGCTTACGACGTTCTGCCATGTTAGACAGCATGACAATATCCAGGTCTAGCTCTAAGTCAAAAGCAATCTTTTCTGCCAAATCTTCACCCATTGGCTTTCCATTTCTCCATCTAGAAACGGCCTGATGAGTAATACCCAGATATTTTGCAACAGCATAGTCGCTTTGAAGCAGCCTTACGCGCTTTAGCTCTTCTAAAAGTTGCAGTGTAGTAATCATTTTCCACCTCCTGAGCCAAGCATAAACCAGGTGACTGCAGGGTGCACCATAGCAATTCTCAATTGCGTAGTATGTGTGTCTGGTTTTATAGTCACTTCCGTTGTTCGCTCGCTTACAGAGATTGCAACGCGGTAGTTTTAGGACACGTCCAGTCGTTACCGTGCTCTGTAAGTGAGCGCCGTCCCAGAGACGGGCAACACGGGCTAACAACTACAGGACTAGCGCTATGCCAGAATCAATAAAAACACCTGCAAAAACAAAATTCCCGAAATGTGAGCCGTGTCAATCACGGCTTGCCTTCATTGAAGCTTACCGGGATATTCGTACCCTTTATAAACCTCTTGAATACCTCGGTGAAGACTCTCGACAGTCTGACGCAATTAAAACTTCAGTACATCGAATGATCAATTCTATGCCATACAAAAAGGCACGGTTTTATGATGCTGCAGCAGAGGCCAACCGCAACCAACGCTATTCAGTATTGTTTGAGGAAATGCATCTGAAATTAAGGGCAGCATTGCGTCTGTATAATGACATAGCCGTGAAAGGCATGATGCCAGAAACTGCACTCGCTCAGCGTGATGATGAGGCATTTCTCTAAATGAGCATGTACGACCTGACCCAAAAGCAGCGTAAAGACCGCCCGTTGGCGCGGTTGAACGCTGTTATTCTGGAAAAGGTCGCAAAGATGCCGTCCAGTTCGATCGCGTTTCTAACGTCAAACGGGCGGGGCATGCGCAAAAGCTTTGTCTCTGATATCTGCAAAGTCATGACCGTTCTGGTCAACGAAATGTGCATGCGCACACGCAAGGTCGGTGTTGCCACGAAAGACGGCTTTGCCTTGCGTTCCTGGGCACAGATTGCTGAAGATGCAGATCTTCCTGTGTGGCGTGTAAAGCAATGCGTGAATTACGCCAAGAAAAAGGGCTGGGTAACATCAGTCCAGCCCCGCGAGAAGTACACAGGTAAAGATAACCAGGAAAAATGGCGCGGCCTGGCATCCATCAAGCGCGTTACAGAGCAGTATTTCAAAGACATGAGCATTAATGAGCAGTACGAGGAGGCCAAGAAGGCCGCTAAAGACTGGCTGAAACGCTATGCTCGTCGCCTGGGCCGTCCGGTCAAGTACATTCAAACCCCAATTACGCTGTTACGCCGTCGCCGCAAGGAAGCGGCACAGGCGCAGCAGCACGCCCACACAGACCCCATACCCATTTAACCTGGCCTTTGCTTTATGCCCCTTAACTGGGGCTTTTTTTGTTGTGCCTGTTAAATGGTGTGTGAGATACGTCACAATTAAAACGGATGTATGAATAATCCAGATCCAAAACGGATCCGAATCGCGATCCATTTCCTGGCTAAGCTGCTCATTAATCACACAATCTGTGGATAAGCCTGTGTGTTGTGATTTTTTACTACTCCTAGTTCTTACTACTAGTTGTCCGGCCTAGTATCTGGACTTCATAGTCTTCGACTAGAACGATGATGTTAAGGACAATAAGAAACTTATAACCTTATCCCCGCAATAACGGGGATAAATGAGGCAACGGCGCTTCATGCTCGCAAGCGAGCTGGCGCCTCGGGGCACTTGATGCGTCTCTTTTGTCATTCGACAGCGTAGCCTGAGCTTTTGGCGGGCTCAGTGGAGAGGGTCGCTTCGCTCCGGCTTGACAGAAAGCGAAGGGCGATTCGAAATAGGGCTAATTTCTCAGCCTGTAAGCAACAGGGTTGATATTAATGAAAATCTGACTAGTATGTCCACTGGACGTGTCCAAAACGTTATGAGCCTTTCAGGAGCGTTTATGGACAACAAAGTTATATCAGAAAATTTAAAACTTCAGAGCGAGCACCTTTCTTTCCTGCAGGGAGAGTGCCAGCGTCATGCAAAGAAACTCGCCGCAAGACCCTTCATCAAAACATTCGAAAGCTTATTAGAGCTGGCAGAACTCCAGCATACCAACCAGTTGCAACTGCTGACGGTGTTATCCGGCCAGGCCGGGGGCACCAATGCTTGAATCTTGGCTAACAAATGACTTTCGGGATGTAGTTCTTATCGCTGCATTCTTCGGTTCGTTTTGCGGCAGCATTATTTCAGGTTTTATTTTTAAGGGGGCGGAATGAGCATTGAAATTGTGACCCCTGAAAATCGTCTGAAAGTTATTGCTGTGATGGCAAAGGATGTTTTCGAAGATATTTACTCGGGCAAATACAACACAATTGGTCGTCCTAATATCACCAGTATTCAACATGCTGCGTCACTGCCTGCTGAAGATTGGGAACATGCCATTGATGAATTTCGCGTTTTTTTAGAGCGATACGACCAGATTGTTGGAGAATGCCAATGAGTGATCCGAATGTTTTAGGTTACATCGTATGCCAGACCTGCAAAGAACCTAAGGCCATCAAACAAGGTACGGGCAAGCGTTCTCGGTTTGTGCATGGTCGATGCTCATGTGGGCCGGATATGCGTACAGGGACGGCAGCACAGGTCGAAATGAAAGCGCATTTGCCTCTGGAAGAGGTTCAGGCGCAATTATTGGCAATGAATACGGTATCTGAGCCAAAAGACGAACCCAATCTAACCCCATCCGAACCTGAATCGTTGATCGAACCGGAAACCAAACCAAAGCCCATCGAAGGGGAAGTAATTCCCAAAAATGAACCGGAACCAAAGTCAATGAGCGAGACGGCGTGCGTTGGCGTGGGAGCGGTTTTAGGGTTGCTTTTAGGCTATGCAATAAAAACGGCGAGGGCTGCACTGTGAGTGATGTATTAGAGCATGAAGGCGAACTATTAGGGGTTGAAACTCATAGCGAGGCCGACGAAAAGGCGCTGCTGGGTTCCTTGGGTGATGATCAGGATTTCGACCCGTCCGGTATCACTGCAGATGAATCGGTATCTGATGCAATGATGCTGGAGTTCGCCGCCGCTGAAGCTGTGATGTGGTTGGGTGTCGGTGAACTGTTCCTGCAGGAAATGGTTCACCCTGATTTCCATTTCAATGAAGAACTGGCCGAGAAGTTCGGCAAGAAAGCCGCACCGCTGATGATGAAATATGGTGGCGAGCTTCCGCCCTGGCTAAAAGAGTACAAGGAAGAAATTGGTTTTGCTGCAGCTGCTGGCGCGCTTGGGTTTATGTCCTGGCGCCAGATTAAGGCATTGAAAGCGGAAGATGTGGAAAAAGACAAATCGGATAAACCCGAAACAGATACGGAAAAAAGCGAAGCAGCTTAACTACCCATTTCATTTTATTAAGCCGTTCACAAGAGCGGCTTTTATTTTTCCCAATTCAAACCAAATAAAGGGAATGATAAATGCAACCTATTAACCCAAATAACGAACTAAAGAACCATCATACTTTTGCTGTCGGCATGCCCGGCAGCGGTAAAACCAGTGCAGCTAAAAAGCTCTTCGTGAAAGCGACTGACCAGGTCGCGATATTTGATCCCGTTGGGGATTACTCAGGCATGCTGGCAGGCCGAAAAGTCCGATCATACTCCAAGCTCAAGGACTTTGCCGCTGCATTGCTGGCTGGCCGCAAAACCCGTCAGGGTTTCAAAATTGCCTGGCAGCCCAGGCACGAAACGTCTGCAGATGATTTTGACCAGTTCTGCCGTGTTGTCTGGGCTGTAGGCGATGGCAAACACCCAAAACCGTTAAAAATTATCTGTGAAGAGGTGGCGGAACACTCGTTAGGGGCAGGTAAAGCCGTTGGTTACCATGGCAAAATTTTGCGGGTTGGTCGTAAGTTCAACTTGCACACCATTAATCTGTTTCAGCGAGGCCAGGAGGTCAGTAAAACCATTATTGATAACTGTCGTTTTGCATGTGTCATGATGCAAAAAACAAATGCCAGTGCGCAGTATTTAGAAAATATGACCGGAATATCGGCAAAGGAGATAAACAATCTGGAGCCATTGGATTATTTATTACAAGACGGAAGGACATATAAAAAAGGCAAAATACGCTGGTAAATTTGAACCAAGTCAAATTTATTGTAAACCCGATTCACAATAGCGTTAGGTATCTAACCAAATCTTTGTTCTGTAATAAGAGCCGACTTGATAACCGATATCAGTCGGTTTTTTTATTTCTAATGGAGATTGGTCATGAATGCAAAAAATAAAGGTTACCTGGTAACTGCGGTAATCGCGCTTATGGTTGCTGCGGGTGTGGTCTGGGCGTCGAACAATGTTGACGCGGTAGAAAACGCGATCGGTTAACCGTTCGGTTGACTGTCCTTTGGTAAATCAGAGAGAAGAAATTATGGAAACTAACCTGATGAATACCATCTTCGCACCGCGTCCAAAAGAATTGGATCCGGTTGAAGGTGTGAACTGGGGAAACCGTTGTTCCCTGCGTATCGTGTCCGGCCCTACCTATCACGATATCGAACTGGTGACCAATATCACCAACCCTGCAGATATTGAACGCGTTGAAGTGACCCTGAACGGTAGCCCGATCATTAGCTGTTCCGGTGAAGCGCTGGAAATGATGCAACTGCACCGTAAGAACTACGTTCAAGACGGCCGTTACGTGATCTCGTTTGGTGATGCGACCCTGCGCACCAAAGCGGGTGTACGTATGTCTGACCTGGTGACGCTGCCTGGTGAAATCTGGTTTGTCTATATCCAGCTGAAAGAAACCCCGTCAGCCTCAGCGCCAACCATTCCAACTATTCGTGCTCGTGCGCATGTTCTGCCGGCACAATCAGAGCGCTTTTACATGCCTCGTATCAAGCAGTTGACCTGGCATGCTGCTGCAGCTGGTCGTACGCCGTTTGATTACCCTGAACGCTCCCCGTTCATCAACATTCGCCGCATCCATATGAGCGATCCAACGGACAGCATTGACCGTGTTCGCGTCATTCGTGACAACGTGGAAGAGCTGAATGTCCGCCGCGCAGATAACGACTTTGACTTACTGGTTGCCAAAAAGGATCCCATTCCCGGCTGGTTATCACTCAACTTCATCCGTTACGGATTCGGCGCGGAAGGTGTGCTGAATACGGCCGCACGTTCACAACTGCAATTTGAGCTGGATAAGTCTGCCCCTGGCAGTATTCCTGTTCTGATTGAGTTCGTAGAGCAGGTGAAGCCGTTTCCGTCTCAGGTAGCAGCCTGATAAGGGGGTGACAATGTCACTTTGGGATAACTTCGGTGAATCGCTGGGTGGTGTGTGGGATTCGGTGAGCAGTGGAGCAGGTCAGATTTTCGATGCAGTGGTTGACTCAGAGGTTGATCGCGTTAAATCCGCTGACCCTGCCTCAAACCGACCTAAAACCGATGCAGCGCAGCAGCCAGGCGGCCAGCCCATACCAACACAGTCACAAGGCTTTGTTGTTGATAACAAGACTCTGATGATTGGCGGCGGTATCGCTGCTGTGTTGCTGATTGGGCTGGTTGCCGTCATGGGGAGGCGTTGATATGCCTATTTTGTTATATCCGGTAGTGGGGGCCATTGCCGGATTCATCGGCGGATTTTTTACAGGCAGCTCAGTAGGCGATGCCGTGATTTGGGCTGTTGCGCTGGTTGTGGCGTGGTTCGTCTGGACACGGTTCTTTGCGGGAGGTGGTAAATGATCCCGCAAATCCCTGGCATTTCAAACACAGGTCAAATGCCAATTGACCTCAGCGCAGGGCCGTCTAACGCCTCGGGCTACCAGAACGGCACATTCCGCACGGGTAACATCTCGTTTGGCAATGGTGGTGTGCCGTGGTGGGTTGTGCTGCTCCTGGCAGGCGGCACGTTGTACTGGCTAACCAGCAAATAGGGGGGAGACGTATGTTTAATGTCATTCATGCTGATAACCCGTCTGTTGCTGAGCATTTAGAGCGGCTGCGTGCCGCTTTTGCGGCCATCGATGACCGTGAGCAGCAATATAACGAAATGGTTCAAGGCATCCAGTCTGGTGATATCAGCCTGTATCACCTGAAAGCTGAGGGTGTTGATTTGTCTCTGGCTGGCGAGATTGACGGGCCTGAATATTTCATCTGGGCGGTTGCGGGTAAAGGGCTGAAAGCCGGTATTGAAGAGCTGGCACTGCGAGTGAAAGAAATCGGGCTGGATTCCATTACCTGTGCCACTGGCTCCCGTTCTGCGGCCCGCTTGTATCGTCAACGACTCGGAGCGGTAACGACCCGCCGTGAGTTTTTGGATAGTGGCGGGTTTGTTACCTGGCACAGACTGGAGGTGTAACCGTGGGTGGTTCTAAATCTAAATCCAATCAATCAACAACCAACGTCAGCGGCCAGAATGCGATTCAGGGTGACAACCTGGGGATCGCAATCTCGGGTGTCAATGGCTCAACCATTAACGCGACCATGACTGACCACGGTGCGGTAGAGGCGGCGAGTGAGCTGGCCATGTCAGCGCTGGCCAATAATACCAAAACCACAGACAGAGCATTTGATTTTGGTGATAAGGCGCTCGACCGGTCTTTGGACTTTGGCGAAACCGCATTAGAGGCGAATACGGATATCGCTAAAACGGCCATGAATACACTGGCTGAATCCAACGGTGAAAACATGCAGATGTTGGCTGGTCTGGCTGGTAATCAGGCACAGCAGAACACGCAGAACCTGAACACCATGATTGAGCTGGCAAAACTCAAAGCCGATGGGGGCCAAACAGAAGTTGCAGGCGACATGAAAACCGTTGCGGTTGTCGCGTCTGTGGCTGGTGTTGGCATGTTGTTCTTAGTGTTTTTGATGCGGGGTAAATGATCATGTTTCGTCAATTTATGCCCGCCCGGGCAGAACGCCAATATCAGACACTAGGTGACTTCGTGTTCATCGCAAGCGCCCCTGGCCCTGTGCGTATTTCAACAGAGAACGGCTATTACATCCTCAATGTTGGTGCCCAGGTTCAGAGTGACAAACTGATTGGAACGGTCACGGTTGAGAACTGGAGTGATCTCGATGGCCAGATATCCCTGGTCTCAGGTTTTGGCCGTTACACCCCGCCTGCAGACGGGCAGAAAGTTAAAGTCACGGAAGCGCCTCCAGTGGTCATTGCTGAGGGCCAGCAGGTTGCTGTGAGTTCATTGCCTGCTGTTGAGATTGCGGCAAATCAACAAGTCGCGGTGAGTCAGATGCCTGACGTACAGCTTGCAGCTAACCAGCAGGTTGCCGTGAGCCAGCTGCCAGCCGTTCAAGTTGCGCCTGACCAACAGATTGCAGTGAGTCAGCTGCCAGCCGTCCAGGTTGCGCCTGACCAGCAGATTGCTGTGAGTCAGTTGCCAGCCGTTCAAGTTGCAGCAGATCAACAAATCAATACGCGGGCTGTATTGGCCTCGTCGGTCGTCACATCAACTCTCACCATTACAACCGGTGCTGCTGAGTTGCCTGCGAATGCGTCACGAATGCGTGTAATTGTTCGTGCAGCTGATAGCAACACACAGCCTGTGTTGATTGGTGGTGTTTTCCCGCTGAAACCAGGGGAGCGCGAAGAATTCGCGATCACCGGCGCACTGTCTTTCACTGGTTCTGACAGCGAAACAATCAATGTTATGGAGGTGCTGGCGTGAGTGTATTGAAATCACTGCCTACGGGCAGCACCCGACAGAAAATTGAGTTCATTGCGGATGAAATGGATAAACGTTTACCCGCCACTCATATGTCATTGTTGCCAGGGCATCCCTTGGTCGGAACTGGTTGTGTTCTGAAGGATTCTGGCGGTGCGCCTGGTTTGGTTTCCAATGCTCAGACATACCGCCGTGATCTGTGTCCATATGAGGCAGTCGGACCGTTATCACCGTTTGATTCGCCATTCGCCAAGCTCCTGGAAGGTAGCGGAATGAGCGGGAAGTACGACTTTCTGATGTTACCTGATGGCGTATTTTCTGAAGTGACGCACATGGACGTGTCCCTTGAGGTCAACATTTCGTTTTACAGCACTGCGGGGTACAGCAATACAACGGCTGTTATTGCGGTGAACTATTACCGGCCCGACGGTTCGTTGTATGGCACAGACACATTGCCAGTTGGCCTCAATGGGAACGAATGCGGTATGAATGTCCGGTTCCGCCGTTGTCTGCCTCGTAGTTATACGATCGGTTTGGGCCTGGCAGGTAAATCAGGGAACTACTCAATGTCAGACACTGTGAAATATCACGTCACGATGAATGTTAATGCTGTTTATAAACATCCATCATATGCGGAATGGAGCTGGTAAACATGAGTGTATTGAAATCACTGCCTACGGGCAGTACACGGCAGAAAATTGAGCACATAGCCCGTTCAGTAGATGGATTGGCGTTTAATCCACTGCTGGAAAACATTCAATATGAGCAAATCAATTCACAAAACGGTTTGAAAATTTACCTGGTCAGTAACTTGAATACGGGACAAATCGTATTGTCGCTGCAGGAATCAGACTGGGCACATTTGGGTGTTGATAATCAGTTTGCCGATGCGGAAAACAATCAATTTATTCTGCCTGCTGCACCGCCAGAAATGGTGGATTACATCGCTAATAACTGGACGTATCCAGTATGGGCTAATCGAAAACCTGGGTTTGTTTACTATCTGATCTCATCTCAATTTGATGTGAATTTGAATATCAGTAAATCAGATATTCCAGTGGGTAATCAAGCGGGCTTTGTTGATCATTTCAGTGCAACGCTTCTCGGTAAAAACGACGCCGTAAACTACAGCGGAAATACTGAAAAATTGGTGACGTCACAAACCATTACCGAAGAAATGGTTAACGCCATGCAGACCCCTGTGAGCATGGTCGGCGATATCCAATATCACATGGTACCAGCAGGGACGGCGCTGAGTTTAAAGCTGAACCGAAAAAGTAAAACTGGCGGCACACTGAACGCTATCAACATCAGTGGTGACGTTAAATTACAGGTGCACGGAAAAGTAACGGTGATCGCATGACGGGGCGGTCTCTACTGATTGCAGGCGCGGCTTTGCTGGTTGTAGGGGCCGTCGGTGTTTGGAAAAAAAAGGAGATAACAGACATGTTTGTACCTCGTGGTATCCGAAACAACAACCCGCTGAATATCGAATACAACAAAGCCAACGACTGGAAAGGCCAGACAGGCTCAGACGGCCGCTTTGCGATCTTCAGTAATCCGGCTTACGGGTTCCGTGCCGGTGCTCGCGTTCTGCGCAGCTATCAACGGCGCGGAATTGTCAGGCTGAATGACATTATCAGCACGTTTGCGCCAGCAAATGAGAACAACACCGCGCTTTACATTGAGCACGTTAGCCAGTGGACAGGCTTTGCGCCTGACAGTCTGATTGATGTGTACGACGTGAACCAGGTAACACGACTGCTGCGCGCCATGGCCCGTAAGGAAGTAGGGCACCAATACACAGACGCAGAAGTCCGTGAAGGGGTGATGCTGGCATGACCCGCGATGATGTTAAGCGTGTCGCGCTGACTGTTGCAGGCACAATTCTGGCGGCGTATGCCGTTAAATATCTGAAAAAACTGGAGCTACTCTAATGGAAAAATGGATTAAAGAACGTCTGGCAGAGCCATCAACGAAAAAAGGGATCGCGCTGCTTGGTGCTGGTGCAGCACTGGCGTTAGGGCATCCCGAATTGATTACGGCCAGCGTAACCGCTGAGGGTGTTCAGTACGGTGGTATTATTGGCGCGGTTGTACCGGTTGTGCTTGGTCTATGGGAAACAGTGCGCCGTGAGTTTCAGGATTAACGGCTATGGAGTTGGTTAACCTATTCGTCAAAATGAATGAGATGGGCCTCAGTCCGACATTAGGCGTGCTGGTTTATCTCATCTGGAAGATTGAGCGACGGGTAACGGTTCTCGAGATCAAGAGCAAATCCTATGGCTAAATCAATGACCGTTAAACAGGCCGGACGCAAAGGCGGCAACGCGACTAAACGCAAATGGAAGAATGACAAACGCTTTGCGTCTTCCATGCGTAAGAAACTCAGCGCCGCAGGCAAAAAAGGCGCTCGTAAGCGCCACGGGTAATTCACTTGAATTTGAATCTCAAGGCAAACTGATAATTTGCAGCAGACGGTTAAAATACAAGTGCTAATTACCTATTTTATGGTAAATCAGCGTTATGGTTAAATTGAAGCCCCGGATTTAGGGGCTTTTTTGTGTCACAAAACTTTTAAATATATTTTATTAAAACTGATTGCCACGCTAAAGTTGTAGTACATTAGTTACAGTAAAATACTCGTGTATAGTAAGTAACAGCTCAAACTGTTTACTAAGACAGAGAGTAGGGTTGTAAGATTACTTTTAAAGCATCGTGATTTACATATGTAATTGACTTTTATGGTTTTTATTTAAGCAGGGATAGGTTGATGAAAATGGGTAACTTTTCGTTCTATGCGCCTATATTGGCATTGTTTATAATCGTGGCACTTATTGGAATTAATGTTGTTTGGAAAAATGTATTATTAAAAGATGTGGTTATTGCTTATTTTGCGTTAATAGCCGCATCTGTTGCATTTTCAGTGGCTCTATTCTTTTCTTTAAAAAGTGATAAGAGTGTGAACGAAAGTAAAGTAACTAGCTATATCATACATAAAGGTGATGGAATATCTGTTCATGATCTCAAGGTTCGTGCCCCTCGATTTAATCACAGGTTTGATGTCTATAACAGAGAGGACTTAACTCAATATTACGGAATACAAGATTCATCCTTGGTCAAAAATCTTGATTATGAAGGAAGAAATGTTTTATTTGATAAAGTTTGTGATGTGGCTAAAACTATATTAATAGGTGATTTGATACATAACTTTCCGGATTGGGACGCTCAAGATAACCCATTAAGACAAGGTGGCGGTAAAAGTTTTAGAATAGACCCTCAACATGCAGGTAAAGATACATATATATCTTCATCTCAATTGCTTGAAGTGTGTGGGCTTAACTATCCGGAAAGTAAACTAGTATCTTTGTCTCTTAGTAATGGTATATTCTTACCTCCTCAAACGAAAGTTAATAATTCTAAGGATGGTCTCATAATTGAAAATGAATTTGTCAAATTAGAGTTTCACTTCGACATCAATATAAATTATGAATCAAACCTTAAATTTTACGATAATGGATACCCTTTCACCATTATGGATGGGAGTCCTCATGAGTATAATGCTTATATAATGTATTCCTCCTTGATAACCACTTATAAAAGTTACAAAGGCCATATTAAAATGGATAGATATAAGAAATGGGCCAAAGATATAAATGAAGTTTTTTATGCCACTTTTTCAACATACCCGAGGGGGCATGATTTATATACTGGATAAATTTAAAGCCGGGTGAACCCCGGCCTTTTTTTTAAGAACGTTTCAACCTTTTCTGATTCTTCATAATTAATCGCCAATTATCATTACTTTCGACTATCTTCGGTATAGTTAGATCCCTTGCTGTAAACTCTCGACCTGTTGGAGTTATCAACCGTTCTCCACGGATTTGAAAACCTTGCCAAGGTTTTGATGAAGGCACAAAACCTCTGTGCTTCAAAAGTAACAGGCGTGCTTGAGCAACAGGCCATGAATGGTTGGCCATATAGCGATAAATAGACGAAACTGAACAGCCTAAGTAGCTAGCCGCCTCTTGTGGTGAATCAAACTCGTATAAAAAGATGTCGTTCAGTTGCCGTTGGATGTAACCGCATGAATACAATTCGTCCTGAAATTGAATGTCCCGTAGGCGTTTCGACATGTGATGTACCTCAAAAAAATCACCAAAAAATGAAAAATGATGATTTCGAGGGCTAGAGCGCTTAGTTACGCCCAAAGCCCCCAAAAATCTGAGGTAAGCTGTCACATGTGATTGCCTGATAGGCTTTTCTCTGTTGATATTTCTCTCTTTTGTGATATTTATCAATTACATAGTCATTTAACATAATCTATGTTATGCGCACTGAGCGGTGTTTTATTAACATTCAATTTGACCATTTTTGCCCATGCCCAATTCTAAAGTTTTACTATCTTGCTGTGACTTTTTTGTCTTTTTACATCAAAAACTTACAAACTTTCATTCTGGATTTTACTCTAGAAATGGACTTTCTTTTGTCATTTAATTGCGCCGCCAAGAAATTTAGACATTTCTGCTTTTTTGAGATCAATCGGACTAATCTTTTGTTTTGATGGAATTGATAGGAAATTTCATTCGAATCGCTTCAGAAAATGTGAGACTGACCCATGCTGCACAAAGCCTTTGTGACTCTTTTCTGGCAGGTTTTTGATGATATCAAGCCTGCAGCCGAATACTTTCACGTTCGGCCGATCACAGTTAAACGATGGTTATCTGGATCCGTTGACGTGAATCCTATGGCTGAAAAGCTTCTAATAATCCGTGCACGCGGATATTTGCCTGATGATATTCGGTGGCGTGGTTTTCGTGTCGATGAGGAAAATGCGGTGATTATCACCCCTGAAGGCAGACGATTTAGCCCGAAAGAATTAGATTCATGGGCTGTGATATATGATCGCTATCACGCCCTGAAGCGGATGTATGAGCTTGACTATGTGCCCGTTAGAACACATGTTGTCACTCCGATGCCATTCCGTGGTGGTCGTCGAATCCAAAACAAACAATGCGATACATTAACAAAAGACAAAAAAAAATCGCTAAGAAAGAAAATAAAAACATGAAATGGAAGAGCTTGGAAGTGAAAACTCCCAAGCTGTAAGGACCTATGCAATTATGAAGTGTAATTTATTATTCATTCCTCCACCAAAACTGCATTCAACAACCCACCCATTTTGAGTAAGAGTATCTTTAATACGTTCGCTAACTTCTAGAATCACACCGGTTGGAGTATTAGGATAGCTTAAAGGTTCATTGACATATCCGTGACTTTCAAGCTTTTCAACAAGAATGTTTAATGTCGATTCATACTCTTTGTTGATAATTTCAATATTGTTTCTGATAAAATCACTCTTACGCATGTCAAAGTCCTTATTTCCGCTTCTTGTGTTTAGTAGGATCTACAAGTTCGTATTTCTGTCCCTTCTCTGGAGTTGGTGGTAGAGGCTCTCCCTTAACTATTGTTCGTTCTTGACCAGTTTTCCCACCTCTTGGACCAACAATTTCATATTGACCTGATTTATCAGCTATTTCACCGGGTTTCTTACTGCTCATAGTAATCACCTTTACGTTGATGGACACAATAAATATGAGGTCAAAAAATACTCAATCAAGCAAGCGCAAAGAAAAAAGAAGTTACCACCAAATAATGTTAATAATTTGACATTTTATGTTGATAAATCTTTCCTTATTTGGTTTTTATTACCTTCCCTCCCTTTTTATATCTATACCCTTTTTTTAATTTTCCTGTGCGTGAATTAATACCCTTTGCCATGTTTACCCCTTAATTTTCTTAATCACCAGAGCAGCGACCACAACCACAAATCCGGTCATGATCATTGCGCGCTCTGATACATCTATTTTGATGGTGACGGGCTCCGGTGTATCCACCGTCACCCCGAAGTTGGTCGGAATGCTCATAGTGATTGCGTCCGTATTTCCAACACAGTGATACGCCGTTCAATCTTCCACAACAGGGCCAGTAATACGCCCGCTGTGGGACTGAGGCCCATCGCTGTGAGTGTTTTGAATAGCTCTATCACTTCCATGGTTTACGCCTTCAGTTCATCCCGGATAGCGTCATAGGCACCGACCACAAACGGCACCGCCATGCCAATCACTCCGCCCAGTTGTACGCCAGCGTCAGAGACTTCCGCGCTGAACAGATGGCCGTAGCCAAAGACAGCCGCAATAGTTGAACCGACAAGCGCCAGACCGCGCCACGTTGATGATTGATTGAATTTAATCACTGTAATTGCTCCTTGGTAATGGGCACATTAATCAGAGCCCGGTACTGTGTTTTTAACTGGCCGCCCCGGCTGCCGAACAGCTCATAGAGGGCGGTCTGATAGTCACCTACGCCCCATAACACGCGCTCTGCTTCCGGGGTTAGCCTGAAATCGTCAGTCAGGTAGAAATCCCGGATTTGCAACGGGGTCAGTTCGACAGGCTGCCAGCCGTTGAGCTTGGCAAACAGGTCGCTCAGGGCTTCCCCTGCGGGCTTGGTGGCTTGCGCGGCTACACCGTTCAGTAGCCGCTGGGTGACATACCAGACCGCTACCCCGGCGGCCACGGTCAATAACCATTGGTTAAGCTGCGCTGATACCCGCATTCAACACCTCGACGCTGTAGGGTTGCTGGCCGTTTTCGTGGCGGATAATCACCGGGACTATAGCCATGGCCTGAGATTCAGACAGGGCCGTGTCCGGCGTGACGCCCAGCGAGTTCGACACGTGATTGACATAGGACGCGGTGTCATTTTCGACAGGCGGTGCCCAGCGATTGATGATGCCGCGAACCGTCATCAGGCCGTATTTGTTCCGGTAGGTTTTCAGGGTCCGTGCCAGCGCCCGGATCCCATTTTCAGGAGTATCGAAAATCACAAAACGGCCATCGTCACCGACACGGCCACGCCACTGTGTACCGTTGTCTTCGATGTTCCCCGGATTGTTATTTCGAATACCGCGCGGAGTTTGAGCCTTATACATCGTCACCCCCGCCAGTATCACCACTCCCACCATTAGCAACGTTTTGTTGTTCCACATGGTCGAGATACCTTTGATGTTCTGTAATCAGCCAAGCGTAAGACGCCTGAAAGCCTTCCGGTGAAAGCGTTGCGTTTGATCGGGCGTCGGTATACTCAATTTCACCAATCCCGATCGCATCATTGAAATGAACAGCCCATTCGCCGTTCGTCATTTCAAAGCCGCCAATTTCCGCCATGAAGGCAGGAACACCATCAACAACAATGACTTGGTCATAGGTCACAGCTGCAATTTTCATGTTTAAAGTTTCCTTATCCAGATCACGGCAATGGAGAGCTGCCTTGTATCCACCTCACCTACCTCACCCACACTCACCCCGTGAGCATGAGAACCGTTCGAGCCTGCGCTGGATGTCGCGGCGTTTTCCTGACGCCATTCGTAGTCTTTAAACGAAATTTTTGCATCAGCAGTACCGCGCCAGACGAGCGCCTGCCCGTTATGGTTGTGCGCTGGCATTTGAGATTGTGTCAGCGTGTGGTTTTGGACAGTTACGGCAGGCTTTGTCGGGCGAAATGAGTCACCCCCGAAATTTTGTCCTTTGGCGTATTGCCCGCCCGCACCGACAACGGCCCGGTCAATCATGTCTTCGGCCAGTTCCCAGCCGAGCGGGATATCATCCAAGGTGCCAGGGTGGATCCGTAAATCTCCCGGCTTCCATTGCCGTGTATAAACGCGGGGCATCAGTTCACCTCCGACATACACCGCACAGTGCTGTCAGTCGCACACAGCGCAAACACAGCGGCCTGAGTGCTGATCTCAATCTCGCCCGGCCCATCTACAAGAATCCCGTTTGTGGTGTCCAGATTGGCCCCACCGATATAAGTCGGTTGATCAACCTGAATCAGCAGACTGCGACGGCCCAGACGTAACGGGGCCACTTCAGCGACGACATTCGCTGTCAGGTTGGCTTGATGATTCAACAAAGCACTGCAACCAACCAAACTCGTCTGGCTGCGGTCATCGGTCATCTTGCCAAGACCTGCCCAGATCACGATATCTTGAGCAGTATCAGACTCGACCCACACCCGGCGGTATTTCGTCGGGTATTCGACCCCTAAGCCCTGATAAAGCGTGATGGTTGAATCGTCGCCCTCTTCAAACTCAAAACGAACCTGAATGCTTTCAGATGCGCTAAGTACCTTGAAAAAACGCCCGGTCACCGCAACGGGTTTCGTGGCGCTATTGACATTGATTTTGGTCACTGACATTTAGCGCCCCTTCTTTGCGTAAATGGCAATTGCAACGGCGACACCCACGGCGGCCAGTGCGTAATACTTGGTCATGTTTTCCATGCTCATAGAACTGGTTGCCCCGGTCATGGCACGGGCCACATCCAGCGCCCCGGACGTTGAACGTTCAGACGCAGACAAAGCTTTTGTGACAAGGTCACCGCTGTTCTCAATTGCCATTTTTGACACATTTTCATTGGCCTGAATGGCCTCTGACCCAAACCATGACATTTCACTGAGTGCCGTTTCCCCAAGCCCGGCCATACGCTCTAATGCGCTGTTTGTGGTGCTTTGCATCCCAGATAAAGCCGCGCTAACCGCACCGTTATCCGTGATCGTGACATTGGAGTTTTTCAGGCCGCTGATGATGTTCCCTTGGTTGTCATCAGCGTTAGTATTGGCATTGTTAATGTCATTGGTTGTGACGGTCTGATTGGTACTACGTGAGCCACCGAATAAACCCATGGTGCCCCCTTAGCGCTTTGTCGCAACGTAGCCAAAGACCACAATGGCCGCGATTCCTAGCCACATCCAAGGGGGCATGTCACCGCCTCCTCTTGGTGGGTTGTAGGAAAAATCCAGACTGTTTGTGTACTCGCCGCCTTGTGCGTTTGACGGGCCAGCATTACCGCCCGTAAGTCCGTCGAGAGATGGCATACCGGGCATTGCCCCGCCGCCACCTCCGCCGAGGACAGATGACATTGCTGCCATTGTGATTGGATCCATGTGGCCCCCTACTTTTTAACCAGCAGGATAAGGCCAACGAAAGCCAAACCGCCCATAACGTAATACACCTGAGGCCCGGCAAGCAGGCCGCCACTTGGGGCGGACTGCTGTGGGTTCAGCTCTGTAACTTGGTTTTCTTTTTCCGGTTGGTTGATCACCGCAGACTGACTTTGGCCGCTGGCATCAACACCGTGTTGAATACGTTCATATTCAAGGTAGGTGCCTGCCAGTTTGCCAAAGATATCCATGGTGTTATCCATGAAGCCGGATGACCAAGATTGAGTTGCTTCAGCCATTGGCCCCCCTTAGATACCTGCGAACTGATCCAGATATTCAACAACCACATCAATTGAACCGGGATTGTCCAACACGGGACGCAGACGGAAGTCCTGCACCCCGGCCAGCACTAGCGCCTGAGACATGTCACCCTCAAGCATGAAATCCAGCGTCAGTTTTTCGGTGCTCAGTGGTGTGCGGCCATAGTCTGTCTGAATCTTAGAAATCAGCGTCTTGTCCGCTTCAAACACGTTTTGGCCGTTCATTTCCAGCTCACAGCGGGAAACATCCGCGCTGAACAGGTGGATTGCGGCAATACGTGCCGTAGGCGGTAGCGGCAAGTTATCAATTTCCTGCTCGCCAGAGGTGGCAAAGGAAACCGGGAACGTCTTGATTTTGGTGATGATGCCCAGCGGTGCCTGATTGCCTTTGATCGCGTGTGCGGTCAGCTTTGGCGCTGCCGCTGCATCGTCGATATCAATCAGCAAAGACAGGGTTTGCACATCCGAGGTGCCAAAGGCAAAGACGCGCTGCTCTGCCAGTGAATCCATTTCAGGACGGGTTAGCCAGATCGGCAGTGTGGTTGCAGTGGCCGCGCCACGGCCATAATGCTGATTCAGCTTATTCAGGCGCTCACCGTTTGCCCATTTCTGAACAACTTTACCGTTGATTTCAAAGCGGATGTTTTTCATCTGCGCCAGCGTGACGCCGGAAAAATCAATCAGGACTTGGTGATAAGACAGGCCCAAAGGCATGTTCAGGGTTGCGGTTGCTCCCGCACTGACGTTAGAGAATGACGGCAGTTTTTTTGTCATACGTGCCATGTGTTACCGCCCCCTTAACCGACAATTTTCTTAACTTGCGGGATGCGGTTCACCATGGCCATGGTGGCCAGTGTCACGAAGACGAGTGGAAGATATTTTTTTACCATTTGATTACCTATGTGTTAGCGCCTCACGGCGTGAACAAAAAACAGGGGCGTCTCCCGACGTGCCCTTATAGCAAGGTCATATTGCTATGTATCTAGCTTGATTTACAAGCACTTTTTCTAACTTTCCGTTACGTAACGGGCGCTTTTACCTGTTCAATGCGCTTGTGTGTCAGATTTCCCTTCACCACGGAGAGATCACGCCGCTTGAACTCGACGTAATCCAAGGGCTTCAGGTCGGAAATCACATCAACGGAAATATTCATTTCACGGGCGATTGCCATCCTGTCTGGATCACGGCCTTGCAGCCCGGCCCGGATAATGGCCGCCTGCGTCAAAATGGTCTTGTCTGCCTCTGCCGGGCGCTGAGTGACAGCCATCACCTTGATGCCCCGTTTACGACCACGGCGTGACAGGGTGCCCCATGCGGGCGGCGCTTTGGCTGGCGTCGTGACATCTGCTATTTCTTCCGCGACGGCGACACAATAGCCCCATGCAAACGCTGCCTTGCACCAAAACTCAAAGGCTTTTTGCCCTCCGGCCACAAAAGCAATTTTCAGATTTCCCGCCGGGTGACGGTGTAACCAGTCCAGCAACTCAACGGCAGAACTGCAGCGAACCCAACCCGCCCCGGTATACTCATCATCGGGATCCCAAACGATGACCCGCTTCGCTTTATCAATCACTCGCTTCACATGGCTTGATTTACCCGCACCCGTGGCACCGCAAATGTATTCGTGCTGGGCTTCCAGCGTCGTATCAATCCGCGCCATAGGTTACCCCTCCACCAAGGTGGGTTTGTCTACAGGCTCGTCCAGTGTTTCCGGCCCCTGCTCTGGCTTGCTGTCCTGTTCTTTGGGCTGGCGCATCGGGATACCCATCACCAGACGCGGCCCGGCCACCCCAGCCATGACAAGGGCTAACGCTGCCAGCGGGTGATCAAGGTTTGTGTCCGGGAAATAGTGATCAATGGCAGCGGCCCCGGCATCACTGACAGCGTCAATTTCTTCCGGCGTCAGATGCCAATTCGGGCACACCAGTGCAGCGGCCATCGTCACACCGACACCCAAAGCGCCTTTGATGGCGTTCAGGTCTTTTTCTTCCGGGGGGGCGGACGGTAGCGGCAGGGATTCACCGTCTGATTCTTGGGTTACTGGCGGCAGTGTGCCGCCGTCGAGTTCAACCGCTTCCGCAGTCAACAAGGCAATATCAGCCTGAACTTGTTTCTTATCTTCGTCTTGCATGGTCTCTGTCTCCCGACAGTGAATTGTTGATGTTTAACCGATAAGCGACTTTGCCAGCCGCTGAATGGTGGATTCTTCCGGATCAGGCTCATCCTGTAGCGCTTCCAGTGGCTGCATGGCTTTCTGTAGCCATAACTGCCCGGCGGGCAAGTTGGGCTTAATCATGCCCGCCTCACCCAAGTAATAAAGTTTTCCGCGCTTGTCTTGGCGTACTTCGGCCCGGTCGCCCACGATGGGACATGTCACGTGCCCAATCGTATCGTTAGGCATGGCGGTTATCCTCGTCTTGGCTGTTCATGAAGTCACGCATGGTTTGCATTTCCCTGTTCACGGCTTTCATCCACGTCACCATCAGGCGAAGGGGGGCCAGAAAACGCCCGTAAATCGGGTGCTGGGTAGCTTTTTTGACTTCGGTTTCAATTTCATTTGTGAGTTGTTCAAGCTGCATGGTTTATCCTTTCGTATTGGTCCAGTGTTTCCCGCCAGAAAGCCAGCTCGTTTTCATCCGGCTCAGACGGTGGTGTTTCAGATAAAAGCGCTTTCCAGTAACAGCGCCTTTCCGTAAAGGCGGTGTATGTCCCGGCGTAATACTGGTCAGCAAATTGTTTAATTTCTTTGATCTCGCTGTCTGTCCCGGATGCTGGCCGCATGCCCCAGCCTCGCGCCCCGGCAGCCCAGACTAAAAAGTCATGGGCTTTGCTCTCAGCCTCATCTCCATCAAACGACAGACAAAAGATGTTTTTCGTTGTGGCATGGACACCCCGGCTTTTCATTTCCTCCCGCGTGGATTTCATGGCGTTTTCAAGCCGGGCCAGTTTGGCGGCCAGCTTTTTCTTGACCTCTTCCGGTTTGTTGGCGTTCTTGGCGACGGCCTTCGCCCGGATAGCCTCTTTGTGCTGTCTTTGTAGGCGGGCTAATTTACGCTCAAGGGGCTTACGCCATTGCTCCAGCTTGTATCCCATTTCCTTGATGATGGCGGCCATATTGTCCGCCTCAAAGGACAGCAGGCAGTCCCAGCCCGGCGCACGGCTGCAACGGGCGATGTTGTAGCGGTTACCTTTGATGAGCCCTTGATCCGCATTTGCTCCCTTGGCTGCATAGCCTACGGCCTTGATGATGTAGCTCCCTGCCGCCTTTGGATGCTTGATACGCTCCAGTTTGGCAAAGCCATTGCCCCAAATTTTTTCAATACGTTCCGCCCAGGCATTGAAAACATCTGGCTCAACCTGCCATTTAAGCAACACATGCACATGGGGATTCGGCTCGCCGTCCTCATTGGCCGGGCACTCTGCCACCCAGATGTAATGAAAATCATCGCTGTTCGGGGCGATTTCTTTCGTTACATTAGGTAACGGGCAAAATGCCTTTTTTGTCTCCGGGTCTTTTTTCGTTACGTAACGGGCTTTGAATCCGCGTTTGTAGAGTTTCTTGGCCCCATCCAGAAAGCGCGATACTTCACGGCCTATGGTGGTCCTCCCTTCAAAAATCTCGTTACGTTGCTCTTTGGTGAAAGTCAGGGTCAGGAAAGTGGTGAAACCTTCGTAACAGGTCGCCACATAGGCACCTGATTCAAATATCTTACTGACCGCTCGCTGTGTCAGTTTTTCCGTGTAACGGTCTCCGTCCTGTGGATCCGGTGCGTCTCCCGGTTGGGTCTGGGTGGTGTATAAAACCCGGTATTGTCCAGACCAATCCCGATGCATCAGACGCACTTTTGAGCGGCGGTCGTCGATTGCCGGCGCGTCTTCAATTGGCTGCAAGATGTCATGGTTGAAAAAGCTTTCCGTACTATCCAACGTGACACGCCGGGCCAGATAATCCCGTTGTGCTTCGATGCGCGCTAACTGATCGCGCTGTGGATGATGGGGATAACTTTGGGCTTCTGCACTTGTCGGACTTTTGCGCCCTTGGACAAGCCTATGACTTTCGGCTTGCGCCGCCGCTTCGCGGATGAGTTTTTCACGACTGGCAAACGGCAGATTCCTTTTCCACTCATCTGACTTGCGCGCAAAAAAATCATTGTCCCGGTTAACCCGGTTCAGCTCCCATAATTTCTGTGGTGAAAGTGTTTCGGGGCGTGGGCCACAAAAATCGAACCCTAAAAAACCAGCATCAAAGCTGGCCGTTCGTTGTTCAATTTTATCGCCCGGGATCACGGCCCCGGCGATGTAATTCAAATCGCTTTGCGAAATCATTCTGATATCGACATCCCAATCATAATGCCCACGCCGATTAAACTGATAATCATGCATATCACTTCAATCAAAAGTTCCATTAAGCCCACCCCATACGTTGATTTAATTCAGCGCGTGCCTGATTGGCATCATTCAGAAATTGAAATGCAGATTCACGATCCCCGGCTAGCCGATACTGGCGAGACAGAATTAAGCTGGCTTTGATTTCGTTTTTGATGAGTTGAATTGTATTCATAATGCACCGCCATTAATTAGAGCAGCGCGGCGCAGTATGGCGGTTCGACGGGCTTCGGCCTGAAATCTGCGTGAATATCGCATATCCTGACCTCCCTTGAATGTTCGGCCAGTATTCAATCCCAGTGATTCACGTAAAGCACGGACACCCGCTAACCGCTTTTGGGTTAGCGCTGCATCAAAATCAGTCAATCCGGCCATGTCCGGGCAAGGTGAGTGAATAGGATTTTTTTGCGCAGTGTCCATGATTAATATCCTGTCTGATCAGCACTTTTTTGTGTGACAGGTATTAAATAGCAAGAGAAAATTACGTGCAAGATACCCTTACTATAGGATTGATCATTTTGATCGCCTATGATTTAACAATCTTGCCTCGCGACGGACAAATAAATGACGCACACAATTGAATTGTTGAACCAAGTAAAAGCCAAGTACAGCCTGACTACAGACTACCAACTCTCTAAAATTCTAGGGGTTTCTCGTGCGCGCGTTAGTAATTGGATGCTTGGTAAGAATTCAATGGAGTGGGATGTTGCGTTTAAAGTAGCTGACCTTCTGCAAATTGATGATCAAAATGTCGTCAGCTGTATCCTTCATGATAAGTACGAAAACCCTCGTTTATTCAAGGCATTAAACCTCGAACAACACGCATAACTTAGACTTACCACACTCTATGTTATGCGCACTTATGGGTGCGTTCTAGTTAGAAGCATCAGGCTTGAGCCAGATTGATTTAAATTACTTCCCTTTATCTTTTTTCTTATCTTTATCATGGCCTTGGCCTGGATTGTGATCGCCTTGGACACTGCGATTATCGTTGTTTTTATTTACTTTGTTTTGTTCATCACAGTCATCAGAACGAATCTTGACGTTGTTACTGTCTATGCGAATGCAGTCTTTGTTGATTTCAATGTTCTCACCTGACACAGTGATTTCTGCAACAGCAACTGAGAATGGTACCAATGCCGAAATGATATAAAGGGAAAGCTTCATCGTTGTTACTCCGAATCAATTCACAATAGCAATCATATTAATGTAGACGAAGTTGTACAAAACAACGGTCTTTAACACTTTGCCACTGGTATTTCGTCTAACTTAGTGGTCCATCGGTTTGAGCGGAACGCTTGGCGCATGTGCCAATTGCTGGTTGCGATAACGGATGCTGGTTTAAGGCCATTTTTATAACGCGTATTGAGCTTGTCTGTGATGAGCATGAGATCGCGGCGTTTACTCTCTTGCAGCGCATCTTCGCTAAACATGTCTAACTGAAGTTTGTTCTCACTCACAGGGCTGAGCTCATTCAGCATTACGCCAATTTTTTGATATGAATAACCAGGACGATACATTTTAGCCAGCTGCGCTTGTGCTGAAATTATCAGCTTTTGCGTATCCTGAGTCGGGCAAACCAAGGATTCCATACTGCTTTTATTGTGTTGAGGTAGCTGTTTATAGCGATTTGTTCGTATATAAACCCCAACTGAGGATGCTTGACTCCCCTGTTTCCGCAGTTTTTCACCGGCACGATGACAATGAAAAGCAAGTGCAGATTGTAATTCTTGTTGATCCGTAATACCTATACCAAAGCTCCGGCTCGAGAGAATTTGTTTTTTAGGTACGTCAATATCTCCTGGATCAATACAACTGATACCCTGGAGCTCTAATACTGTACGAGTCAGGCCAACATTCCAGAGTTGACGCATAAACGCAATATCCTGATTGGCTAATTGCCACGCTGTAGTTATACCGCTGGTTTTCAGTCGGGTAGCCAATCGCGCTCCAATCCCCCATACATCCTGAACATCCATTCTTTCCAGCAGCCACTCTCTTTGCCGCTCCGTTTGAATATGAAGCACGCCATGTACTCTGTTTTCATAATGTTTGGCTGCATTGTTGGCAAGTTTCGCCAGTGTTGGTGATGTACCAATGCCAACACGTACAGCTAAGCCAAGCCTCTTCTTAATCGCCTCAACAATACCTTTACCATAACTTGTCAGTGTTTCTGTGGCCAAACCGTCTAATCGTATAAAGGCTTCATCAATTGAATACTGTTCAACATGAGGAGAAAATTGCCTCAACTCGTCGATAAAACGCTGGCTCATATCGGCGTACAGAGCGTAATTTGAACTGCGTACCTCGACACCTGCACGTTTAGCTTCTCGTTCAATTTTGTACCAGACTGCCCCACGTTTTATACCTGCCGCTTTTGCTTGTGCATTAATAGCAACGCAACAGCCATCGTTGTTTGAAAGCACTACAACAGGCTTGTTTGCTAATTTGGGGTCAAATAATTGCTCGCAGGCAGTGTAAAAACTCTGAACATCAACCAGCGCCCAGATCTGATGCTTGTTTCCAGATACTGTTTGAGTCAT